GTGAAAACCTGCCAACACTTCTCAGATTTAAAAGGAGAAGATAAACTCATTAAATGTATTTTAATATCAAAATAACGAAAAAAAGACCTACAGAAAACTGTAGGTCTTTTGCGCTGGTGCGGATTGAGGGTATCAATTTTATAATGCCAGTCATAGTGATACTTTAGCTACATAACGATAATATAAAGGGGCACTATAGGGGCAACTCATGCAGAACATGGAAATATTTGATGATTGGGATCATACCATAATACATAAAATACGCCTTGATTTACATATCCTATCAATCGCTTTTTTCCTGTTAATCTTAAAGAAAAAACTTTATCAAATTTCTCCATATATTTTGATTTAATATATTCTTTTTTTAGCTCTTTTGGCAGTTCACTAGCTGAAATGGAATGGTTGTTTGACCCTCTTGTCTTACCTCCAGAAGCATTTTTTACTTGGCTCCAAATCTGTGTTTCATAATCTTCTAATTTTGAAATAATTTCATTAATTAATTCACAGGCCCCCATCGATTCCCATGTAGCATGTGTATGGAAACAAGATTTAAAACACCATTTAAAGTACTCTGAATCATAATTACGCTTGGTATTATTTGGTTTTACTATTCTATCAATATGCCTTCTTGGTCTTTTCATTTTTTAAAAATCACCAATTTTCTTGATAAAAATTTAACATATCCTCTTTCTTAATTACATTATCGCAAAATGCACCTGGAGGGATGTCTCCCCTAGCATTTAGCCATGGAGCTTCACGATGAGTCATTTCACTCAATTCAAATGGTGATAAGTCTGCCAAACTATTCATCACTGCTTGAATTGTTTCTTTATGATCACTTGATATATTATCAATATCTGGATTATAACGGTCTAAAAACAAACTATCATTAAGCATGAACATCCCCTTATGAGCATTAAACAAATTATGACATACAGGTCCCTTTGCCCATGCTTCAAAATCATCACTAAATAGTGGTACATCGTCCCATACCATTGCCATAGCTTGTGAATAAAAAACTAATTTTTGTAACTTCATAGCAGACATGGGGCCCCAATTATCTATAATATATTTTGCCACATCATAAACAGTTGTTACTTTATGTCCGCTTGAAGTAGCTTCTGCTCCTGTAATACTCATTTCAAATCCTCCACAACCTAACACTTTTCTTTATTATACCACACAAAAATTAACTATATATTTATATTTTATGGATAAAAAAATAAAGGGCTATCAAAGTAGAATATATCAACAATGATAACCCTTTTAAGTTTAAGTGGATTTAAAGTACTTAGTCATCTATTTCTCGAATAGAATAGTGAATTCCAAAAAATTTAATTAGCTTTAATACGTTAGCTCGATTATATTTTTCCGGAGCATGAGTTATTAGTGTTTTATCACTATTTATATAGACCGCCTTCACACCTTCCTCCCAATCAAAATTTGGGAAACACTCCGATAAGCCAAGTTCATCCCATGTCTCTCTGCTAACTAGAAGTATGCCTTGCCCTAGCCTCTGTTGCATGGAGCATATTATATCCCATGCAGCTGCGTAGTTATCTACGATTACTGCGTCCCTCATAAAATGTGGGTCCTTGTTAAATACTTTCAGCATTACTCCCACCTCCTATTATTACCCTAATTACATCATATTTTTAAATCGTATGCAACGGCTATTTGTAAACAAAAAAAGACCTTACCAGGACATATTCCCAGTAAGGTCTTTTGCATTATTACTGTCAATCCATACGTCCGCCCTCGTATGGTAGGGAGATGTTTGGATCACCTCAATTCTTGGCCGCTAGGTATACAACAGCTCCGCCTAATAGGATATTAAGCAACTTACTATTCCGTTGTTGCATCTTTACTTTCTGGAGTTCGCGAGTCTGCATCTCTAAGTATGCGTTGACTTTCGCCAACGATTCGCTTTGCATTGTCAGCGTTCGTTCTTGCTGCTCTAATGAGTTCTTGGCTTCGATTAATTGCGCCCTCTGTTCTTTGATTAGATTCATCGATTCGAATAATTGTTCTTTCGATTCTGTCGTTGACATCTTGGCTACGTTCAATTGCTGCTCTAGCTCGTCGATTATCCTCAACTGCTCGTCTATTGTATTGTCGAGCGTTATCAACTTCTGTTGTAGCGCGTTGTATTCCTGTCGTGTCAATATTACTTGATTTGTTGGTGTAGAACCATATACAGGTGAGCAAGATGACAATGCCGACAATAATACACATCCAACGATAACCATAAATACTTTGCAAATAGGATTTGACTTTATCATTCATAATACCTCCTAAATCATACTGCCCCATTCTTGGGCATAATATTTAGCTTTACCACGAATTACATCACCGCCAGAGGCAGGAGTATCGCCCTCATGTACAACCCATAAGTCCCATCGTTCACATGTTGTGGTAGGCCCATATGGTTCGTGAGCATAATAGCCGTCCATATTATCGGCAGCCTCGGCATGAGTTAAGACATGCTCGATATCACATGGTATACCAAGGTCTACACATAACAAAGCTACAACCTGTGCCAATGTTTCAATCTGCGCATCTGTTGGAGCATACTCGCCAAGGTTATCAGTCCACTGAGCACCATAAGCACAATCTAATGCAATACCTACTGCAAAACCATTGCGCATATAGGTGTGGTTTTTATGGTCTGTTAATTCGCCATCAATGTAAATATTCCCATCCCTATCGATGTTAATATGGTAGTCATCAAATTGTTGATTGTACCTACCTGCCGTCCAATGCAAATAGATTTTATTGATCCGGCCTAAAGCTCTACGGCAATAATCGTTTAAGTCAGTAAGACTAACGAGGTGCATTATAATCACTCCTTTCATTTATCACGGTATTAATTGGCGTTTTTGGCGGTTCTTCTAACTTATCTGGGATACCATTATTATCCCTATCAACGCTAAGCCATAATAATCCTGTGAGCGATACAATCACGCCTGGAGCACCAAACATATGGTCAATTAAGAATGCTCCCATTGTTATGATCTTATCGTTTGCACTAGATATTTCGCCTAAATAAAATGAAATCGCATAAGCCATGGTTGCCAATATAATTGGTGTTAGCATAATAAATATGAGTATTCTGGCTCCCCATACTAAAGTAGGGTGGACTTTCGCCACCCTAACCGAAGTATATATTTTTCTTACAGAATTAATAAGATTTTGCGGTAAATTCATGAAAATCACCTCTTAACTCATCAACCCTGTTTTCAATGCCATCAACACGTGTTACCAACTTAACGTGTTCTGCATATTCTTTAGTCCGTTGTTCTCTTGATAGTTTGATTTCCTCTTTCAATTCAACAAGGATCTCATTTAGCCTATCCATTCTCTCCTTGTTCCTAAGTAATATAGGCAAAATTAAAAGGCGGTAACTTGCACCGCCTATGATTACCACGATTGATAATGTAGTTAGAATATCATTTAACTCAAATTGCCATGTCCACATTATTCACCCTCTGTGCTTTCTTCTAAATCCATTAAATCATTGTGAATACACCCTTCAGTTGGGCAGGTACCGTCTTGATTCAACGTTGCATAGCACCACTCACAGAATCGCATTACAGGAATATCGCTTTTAACTTCAAACCCTTCCATTATTTCACCGCCTTAATTTTTAATACCATTTCTTGATTGAGTTTTTTAAACTGTTCTTGCAAATCGGTAATATCGCCGTTAATTAATCGGCGTCTTAACACCATTTGTTCCAGCGTTTCAAAACGCTTGTTGTAGTAATTTCTAATTTCGGCGATTTTTTCAGCCTTGGTAGGTTCCTTTGCTTGCGGTTCTACGAATTTGCCGTCTACATAGAATTTACCTTTCATAAATTCATCTAACATACCATCGCCATCTGCAGAGTAAATATAATCCGCTGCATCTGGCCATTCTTGTTTTGCAGTTGCTAACAACTGCTCTTGCGTTACTGTATTATCAACATAGGACGTAATTCGTTCGCCTATTTCGTTTAACACAAATACATATTGATTCATAGTAGTATCCTTTCGGAGGTGAAATTATGCGCCGTTACGCTATTATATTAAACCGTAGACAACGCAATACCATTACAT